CGATGGCTACAAGTACGATACCGAACAGGATGGCGTGCTGCGGGATGCGTGGGGCGTCGATAGAACAAGCGACGGCACATATACCGAAGCGACAAAATTTGAAACTATTGAAGCATTGTATATGACGAATCCTGCACAAGTGTTTGGCTTTGGCAGATACTTGCTGGCGACTAGACGGTTGCGTCCAGAGATGTTTACCGTCAACATGGATGCTGAAAACCTAGCGGTGAAGCGCGGTGAGTTAGTGAAAGTATCACATCCTGCGCCTTTGTGGGGATTGGGCGACGGACGGCTTACCGATGTAACGCTCGACACGAACGGTAACATTACCGCTGTTACTACTGACAACATGCTTACGATGGAGGCTGGCAAGAATTACGCCGTGCGGTTCCGGACATCGGCTGGTACATCAATCTATCGCACAGTGGCAACTGTCGCAGGTGAAACGCATACGCTTACGCTGTCGGCCGCTATCCCTGCTGGAGGCGATATCCCTGAAGCTGGTGACTGGTTTGGTTTCGGGCTTGCTGGCCTTGAGACCATTGACTGTATCGTATTTGGTATTGATTTGAACGATGATTTGTCGGCGAAATTGACATTGTTTGAAGCGGCTCCAGCCGTGCATAATGCCGACGCTGGGGAAATACCAGAATTTAATAGCAAGGTGAGTTTCGGACCGAAAGCCTCGGCGCCATCTACAGTGACGCCGGTATATCCGCCATCGCAAGATGTGATTCCATATCCTGCAACAAAAGCACTTGCAACACTCTCTGACGTGGTAGATTTCGATGGGCAATATGGAATCTATGAAGGCATGACCTATATCGGGACAATGCCAAATACATGGGTCAGAATCACGACACGGCGATACCCAGATGTTGCCAACGCAACGGATCGCGAGGCGTTAACCGGGATGATTCCAGGTGATACGGTGTATCAGCTTGATACTCGGCAATGGTACATTTATACAACGTCATGGGTTGCGGATGGTTTGCCTCAACTTAGCGAAGATGACGTTGAGGAGATGATACCTAGATGTCTTGGCCTCTTTGCATATGCAGACATTGGCACAATTACCGGTATGCACGAGAATGACCTTGCCGTGCTTTATTCCACAACCTTGGCCGAACGTGGCATATATGCCTATATCGGCACAACATGGACCAAACAACCTAGCCCTACGGCGAATCAAGTATCATTGTGTTTTGTTTACGTCCTTGATGCGGTGCGACGCGGCTATGGAGTATCGTCGGATTATGTAAGTAGCTCGGTAAGTTTCGAAACTATCCTGACAAAATTTCTCTACGCGATAAACGTAACGCTGGACGCAAAAGGCTACCTAAAATCAAGTAATTATGCCGAAGATGCAGAAGGTTATCCTACTGGTGGGTTCAATCTAGATGCTGCTGGGAATATAGTAAAATCATATGGTTCACAATTCACTAGCGCAACTATTAAAAATGCCTATTTTACAGGTGAAATTGATACTTCGGCACTTAAAACGTACCAACCGCAAACAATTGCCGCTAAATCTTGGACGGCTGGAGTAGATACAGAAGCACAGGTTTATTCATATTTTAGTGGTTTAACGCCAAATATTTATTATCAATTTAATACTACGTTCAGTTATGGTGGTTTTACCATTAAATATGTAAATAGATTGATATCAAAGAGTGGCGAATATATAAAAGATTTTATTCAGTTTTATGATTCATCATATAATGGTAGAGTTTATTTTAGAAAAAATTTAAGCACACCTATTACACTATCTTTTACATCATCTTCTATTTCTATTGCATCAAAGACTTACGTTTCTACATTAGAATACGATGCATTAGATCATTTCCCTGCTAATCTTCCAACGATGAATACAGATACCAGCGTGACATTGGGCAGTGCTGATATTGGCACTATAAAATTTTATGGATTAAATGTTACCGAAGCAAATACAACATATACGATAAAGTTACCGTCTGGTGGATCATATTATTATTTAGCGTATAATTCATCGACTTATTATGCGAGTACCAACGAATTAGCTGGCCACGTTTCCGCTGGAAATGGTAGCGGTGGTGCACAGATATTTTCTGTTAATAAAGGCGGTTCAGGCCAATCTCCAACGTTTGTTATTTACTGGAGGGTATCATAATGGACTATGGCTATTTTATCAAATGGTCCAACGATGAATACGATATCAATGTTGAACCTGATAAGCGCGACAGCGGCTATAATGTAGTATCAAAAGAGATTGATCCGTATGGCAAATATGACCTAGACGACGTGCGCGCGTATGCAAAAGAGCATCCTGAAATGGAGCTTCCACAGTGGCCGGAGATAGTGCCTACCGAAGAAGAAGTCGCTGCACAGGTACGATCAGAAAGAGATTACCGCATACAAAGTGTGCGCTGGCGCATCGAGCGGAATAAAGACGAGCTCGAGTTAGGGATTAGCCCAACAGAGGATATAGCGCCGGTGCTTATGTACATACAGGCGCTGAGAGACGTGCCACAGCAAGAAGGATTCCCGCACAATATTGTATGGCCAATTGAACCTATAGGAGGATGAAATGGCAAATTTAACCGAATCGTCAGTGTATGAATCTGGCGTACCACAACTGGAAACAAATACAATGGCAATAGGTGGCCCCGGCGGTGGCATGATAAACTATTTCACCCCGATAACCTTAACCAACTACGACCCCTTTCAAATGACCTCTATATTCAACGCAGGGTACAAAACTGGTGGCGTCCAGATAGGGTTTGAGCATTCCTGCTTTCATCCGATGCAGCCCTATGCGACCATCATCGACAGCAACATAAAGCCCTCGTATGAGGGTGGCTATAACAAGTTCTTCGTGCGCATCAGTACACCATAAGGAGTTTTCCATTCAGTAATTAGTAAACTTGTCTGCTGGACAGGTTCTCTCAAATTTCTATTTAATTTCCCAAATCAAAAGGAGTCTCAAATGAAAGTAAACATTCCAATTCGGCGAGGCTCTCAGAAAAATTGAAGAATTTCAAACGAAGTCCTGACGACCTGCACTTTAAAGTTTATTAAACTGAATCAGACCCGCTCTACTTCAAATGGCAGCGTGGTGAAGCGACCCAAGAGGAGTGGCTCTCCAAAATCGCTGAGATTAAGCTGAAGTACCCAAAATAATTTATTTTAAAAATTATTTATATAAAAATTAAATTATTTGTCAGGATTATATATTATAATCCTGACAATTTAAACAAAATAAAAGTTTGTATTTTATTATAATAAAACTATTTTTAAGAATTTATATCAAAAAAGGATTAATATTTTATTATAAAATAATTTTTAATTTATTAAACAATGAAAAGATAAAAATATAATAAACTATTTATTTTATAAGGAGTATAATTTATGAATGAGCAAGATAAAGCAGATTTAATTGTTTGGCTTTCTGAACATGATTATTCAGTAAGATCAGTTTCTGATAACATTGGTCCAATAACTACAGCTATGTTACAGGAAATTGATGGAAAAATTGTAAAAACTACAAGTACAACTTTTGTTGTTGAAAAAACAAAAGTTTTTGAAAATAGTTAATATAAATTAAATCTTTTAATTATTTCATTCTTATTTTCTGAAAAGATAAGATAATAAAGATATGAAATTAAAAGATTTATTAGAAGATGGAGAAGGTGGAGCTCCTTCTGCACCAACTACTTCTGCTGGATGGGGTGTAGACCCTACTTATACACCAAATCCTCCTTATGGAAATTATTTGCCAACACAAGAAAAATTTCCAGCTTTAGGAAAAGTAACTACAAATTCACTTCGTGGTTATAAAAAACCTGTTGTATTGTTTTCAAAACCAGTAAAAAAAAGAATAAAAAAACTATTAAAAAAGAAATTAATTTTTGAAGATTTAAATTTAGTTAATTTTTATTATTCAAATTGGAAACATGATAGATTTCCAAAAGTAAAAGTTCTTGATTATAATTATCATAAAGAAAACGAAAAAAATAAAAGAAAGGATTTACTTGGTTGGAATATAAATTATTATAAGAATAAAAAAGAAGCAATTCGTACCATTGATGATATTGATAGTTTTGCAAGAATGATTTCTGCCAATAATAAAGAAAAATATCAAAGAATAAAATATTTCTTTCCTGAACAAGCAAAATTAATTCGCCGTTATAATAAAAATTATATAAAAATGTTACGCTTAAAAGATGGTTTCTTTTGGAAAAAAACAGATTATAAAAATTTGGAAGAAAAACATAAAAATAATTTCTAATAAAAAGATAAAATAGAAGGAATTAGTAAATGCTTAAAATAAATGGATATGGTGATGCACTACGAATTAATGGTGTTGGTGCAGACCCTGGCGATTTTTTTACAATAGAAAATTATACCTATAATGATGAAGTTGTTGCCTCCGATATGTCAAGGCCACTTTCAAATCTTGCAAGTAATGATTTTGAGCTTTATACAGTACTTGAAAAATTAGCACGACAACTTTATAATAAAAATGGTATTTTTACTAAATCACTTCAATCAACTTTTGATTTTAATCTTACTGATAATGTAAAGACTTTATTTTTTGGTCCTTCTTTAGGCTATAAAACATTTGCAAAAGTTTCTCCTGGCATAGCTGGTGTTGGTTTTGATAGAACTGCAAATAATATTTTTGCACCAGAAGAAGGTTATTTAGTTGTTAATAAACCAAATATTGCAGAAGCAGAAAGACAACTTGCTGTTTTATTTAGTTTAGACCCAAAAAGTGATGTTGAATATGTTAAAATAAAATTTAGTTATAGAACTGGACGCTATAAAATGCGGGTTGTTAAAGCAGATAGTTTTGGCAATCCAGTTGTCTATGATTTTTTAAATAAAACAACTTATCCAAGTTCAAAATTTGAAGATGATGATGGTTCTGGCTATAAAATGTTTATGGAATTATTTCCACAGCTTTATATTGATTCCAATAAAACAGCGCTTTTAAATGAATTTTATTATAAAGGAAACCCTGCTGGCTTATCAAGTATTGTTTGTGAACCAACTTTTAACTTAAATAGTTCTGCAACATATTATTTGAAAATAAATCAATATGGAGATATAGTTCTTGATACCACTAATTTTGTAACAACTGATTTTCCTCTTTTTAGTTTTTATGTTTCCAGTCCAAATACAAATCTTGCTTCTTATGCTTCATTAGTTGATAAAAGAAAATATTATACTGATAAGGAAGTTTATACAAGAAAAATAGATTTTAATACCGTTGCAGAAGTTGATGATATAAACTGGATTTATAGTGATATTGTTAGTGATCAAACCTTTATGAAACATCGAATTGGTCTTGATGGGAATGATACAATTCGGTTTGAATATTGGGATGGTACTACTGCATATCCTATTGCCGATATGTTTGGAACAAATTTAACAACAAAATTATATGGTTCAACCTATTTTGGCAGTAGCTATAGCAACACAACAACGATTACTTCAACAATTTTAAGCAATTTAGTATTTGATGATAATGACAAATATATAAAATTAGGTGGAAGTACTGGCTCAGTTAACAATAGAAATTTATATATTCAAAATGATGGTACTGGTAATGTTGATGTAACAATTGATGGAAATATCTATGCTAGTAATCTTACCAGTGGTGGAATGCTTAAATTAAAAGATACTAACACAAGCTATTATCTACAAATTAGTTCAAATAGTACTCCTGATTTTACAGCAAATAGAGATTTAATAATTGATTTAGGAAATTCAAGTAAAAACTTAGGTTTATATGCAAGTTTAAGCATTGGAACAAACACAAATAATGGTGCTATTACTCTTACCAGTGATAGTACAACAGCAAGAAGTTTAACTATTTTAACAAGTGGTTATTTAGGAATTTATTCTTCAATTCCAGCTTCTACTTATATACCATATTTTAATATTTCTGCAAATAAATTAGATAATACTTCATTTATTTATACTACAGGAACACTTACTTCAACAATAACAGATTCTGCAAGTGCTGTTGCATTAACAGTTAATTCACAAAGTTTAACCACAAGTGGTTCTAAATTATTAGTATTACAAAATAATGGTGTAACTAAATTTTATATTGATAAAGATGGTGCATATTCAGTAAATACAGGTAGTGATAATATAGTAAGCTCCATAAAAGGTTCACTTACTGTTAGTGGTAGTTTAACTGTTAATGGAAACTTTTCTTATAATAATCTTGTTAATAGCTATTATGTTTATGCTGGTCCAAATACTGATTCTCCAAGTAATGGCTATCCTACATTTAGATTATTAGTTAATAGTGATATTCCATCTAGCTTAACAAATAAAACATATAACAATTTAACATTATTAGCAAATACAACTGGTTTTTCAATTAGTGGTGGTACTACTTCTAAAACTTTAACATTAAATGATAATTTAACCAGTAATACTTTAACAGCAAATGGTGTTGTTATTGTAGGTGGAAGCAATAATTCAATTACAAGTGAAGCACAATTAGCTGTTTCTCGTGGTGGTACTGGTATTGCTACAACTACAAGTAAATATGCTTTATTGGGACCACTTGCTGCTAATGGTGCACCTACATGGAGAGCAATTACTTCTGCTGATATTTCTGATGCTACAAACAGTAATACAGCAAATATGATTGTTAAAAGAGATGGTTCTGGCAATTTTATAGCTAATGTAATCACTGCAAGTTTATCAGGGAATGCA